AATAACAGTACAGAACTGGTCTTTGGTACGAATACTTCAGCGGCTTACACTGAAAGAATGAGAATTGCATCTGATGGTAATGTAACAATGTCTGGAACACTTACAGTCAATGGTGATTTAGCAGATATAGCTGGAGCGCATCCAACATTAAAACTAACTGATATCGCTCCTGATGACAATTATGCGTCAATAGGATATTCAGACGGTGCTTTATCTATCCAAACAAATGCTGGTAATGAAGGTGGAGCGGCAGATACGATTACATTTTATACAGATGGTTCAGGTGCTAGATTTAAACTTGATACCAACTCCAGAATCTCACTAAGTAATAATGATGCTGGTGGTGATGGTGGAGTAGATAGTACAAGTGGTAATACTATACTAGGATATTTGGCAGGTAGTTCGGTTGCTACTGATACTTTAAATAATGTCCTATTAGGACATAAGGCTGGAACTGCTCTTAATTCTGGTGATTCAAATGTAATGATAGGAGTGAATGCTGGATTAGCTGGAACATCAGCAACTAATAATATTTATATAGGGCAAAATGTCGCAGACCAAGCAGATGCAGAAAGAGATAATGTTGCAATAGGGCATCAAGCATTTGACGGAGCTGTTGATGGTGCAGATTATTGTGTTGTAATAGGTAGTGAAGCTATGAGAGGAGCCGCAACCCAAGATGGTACTGTTGCGATAGGGACATCTGCTCTTGCGACATTGACATCTGGAACTGGAAATACAGCGATTGGATATCAATCAGCAGATGCTCTTACAGATTCTGGATATAATACAGTATTTGGTTATCAAGCATTAACAGCTGAAACACAAGGAAGTCATTCCGTAGCTATTGGATACCAAGCATTATATACTCAAAACAAAGGAAGCTCTGCTGTAATGGGTAATGTTGGAATCGGAGTAGAAGCTGGTTATCATAATGCTCAAGGAACAGGAAATGTGTACATAGGGAAACAGGCAGGTACAGGAAAAAGTGGTCACGACAATAGTAAAAATGTTGGTATAGGCTATGAAGCGATGAAAGTTCATGGCACTGGTGTAGAAAATGTCGCAATAGGATATCAAGTTATGCTTGACACAGATGCAGGTGATAATAGCGAAGCTTCTTCTCGAAATGTATTTATAGGTTTTCAAGTTGCTTCTGGAACATGGACAAATGCGGCTTGTGATGATAATGTTGCAATAGGTAACGATATAATGAGAGGTGCGTTAGATGGCGCTCTTAAAAATGTAGCCGTTGGAAGTGAGGCTTTAATGAGTCTTACCACAGGAGATGGAAATGTTGCTTTAGGATATAAGACTCTTGAGGATGTTAATACTGGAGGCAGTAACATTGCTATTGGAAATGCTTCTGGTATATCATTAACAGACGGTGATGATAATGTGGCAATTGGAACAAACTGTTTATATAATTCTACCGCTGTTAATAAAGCAGTAATTATTGGAAAAAATGCTGGTAATGGGTCTTTGACAACTGATGCAGATGGAGCGATAGGCATTGGTTTTGAATCTTTATCTGCTTTGACAACTGGAGCAAGGAATTTAGCGATTGGATACCAAGCCCTCAATGATATGACTGAAGGACATGACAATATTGCAATTGGATACCAAGCTCTTGATGGAATGACCACAGATGCAAATGCAAACCAAAATATTGGTATTGGAAATTATGTAATGGATGTTGGAAGTAACTCAGCGTCTACAGCACAAAATGTATGTATCGGACATAATTCTGGAACATTACTTACAGGCGATGATAATACTTGCGTAGGAAATGCAAGTGGTGATACAATTTCCTCTGGTGAAAAAAATACAATTATAGGTTCAGGAGCAGATACTTCTGCTGGAACAACGCAAAATGCAACAGCTATAGGATATGGTACAGTTACCAAAGGAAATAATACAGTAACACTTGGAGATTCTAATGTGGATCATGTATATATGGCGTTTGATAGTGGTGCTAAAGTATGGTGTACAAATATTGATAGTTCTTCAGATGCTCGAATAAAGAAAAATGTTGAAAAAACTACTCTTGGATTAAATTTTGTAAATGAGCTTAATCCTGTCACTTTTAATATGAGAAAATCTGAAGAATGGGATAATGACCTAAAGAAAGAACAGGCTTGGTTTAAAAATATTGATTCTTCAAGAGATATTGACGATAAAGACAAGAAGATAGGATTTATAGCTCAAGAAGTGAAGGCTTGCTTAGATAAGTATAATGTTGATTGCGATATTCATTCAGTTCAAGAAGATAGTAAAATCGAAGGTATTGATTATTCAAGACTTGTAGTCCCACTTGTCAAAGCAGTACAAGAATTATCTGCAAAAGTAACAGAATTAGAAGCAAAACTTAAATAACAAACAAGGAGTCAATAATGGCAAAAAAAGAAAAAGAAAAGCCAGTCTTGAATCTTGATGGCAAAGAATATGTTATCGATGATATGACTGATTCACAAAAGGAACTAGCGGCTGAAGTTGCTATGTACCAAAATCATGTAAGTGATGTTCAGAATAAACTGAATACAAATGCTTTCATGCGTCAGCAATTAGTTGAATGTGAGAAGGTGTTTGTAGAAAAACATCAGAAAGGTGTGATGGAGCTTAAAAAAGCTTTAGAACCTGAAGTTGTGGAGGCTGAAGTAGAAGCATGATTATAAGAAGGTGCAGTCAGGGTCATCGAGTAAGACTACATAGAAATACATCACCAAATGCAACAAGAGTTAAAACGTATCGAGATGGAACACAGGAGACTCTGACTTACCCTTCGTCTTATAATTATTTTGTAGATGTAGATGGAACAGTAGCAAAGAAAACGAATAGTTTTAAAACTGCTGAAGAATTTTATGTTGCTGAATGTGCAAAGAAACATGGCGATGGACATGGTAGAATACTTATTGGAAAACATCATATAATTAATGGTGTAGCTACAAGTCAATCAGATTATCCTACTGATGCTAATACTAAAGCAGAAATAAAAGATTTCTATGATAAGCGTGGAGTTGCTTATGGTGGAAGTGAATCAAAAACAGAACTTCTTTCAAGAATAGTACCTCAGTATAGTGGTACTACAGAAGTTTCAAAACACTTAAAGGTATAAACATGATTAAAAAACTAATGGCAGTAATTATATCTCTATCATTTGCTGGTTCTGAACCTGCATATCCAGCTAATTATGAACAATTTGATTCAAATGAAGAAGTAAAGAAGAAGAAAAAGAAAAAGAAAAAACTTTCTGAAAAAGGTAAGAAAAAAAAGAAAGGCTTTTTCTCTAAAGCTTTTGGTTCTAAATAATGAAGAATCCTATAGCAGATTTGGTTAATTGGCAATTAAGAACGAGTCAATTAGACCATTGGACTTCTTATCATTTAGCTGCAGGAGCTTTCTTTTGTAAAATATTCCAATGGTTAGATTGGACAGATTTCTGGTGTGTGATGGGTGTGTTTATTATTGGTGTATTATGGGAAATATTTGAATGGATTATTGAAGGGGATGAAGAAACGTATGGCACTAAAAAAGCATGGGCATACAATACGATGGCTGATATTGTAGTAGAAACAGGTATCGCATGGTGGATGGTTCTGTGAATAAGAAAGTTAAAAAATTAAAAAATGGAGATTTTAAGGTTGTCTATGAAAAACCTAATACATCTTATGCTATTCCTGTGCGTTATACTTTTGTTAGTAAGCGTATTAGGATGCGGTAATGGCTGGTCTGTAATGGGCTGGGAGGTTAAGTGAGTGCGAAACCAGATACCGCCAGAAGTTATCGTGCTACTGTTCTTGATGATAATGCCATTGTTAGCATTAACCTTAAGTGGCTTGGTCAAATTGCAGTTCTTGTTGGAATGCTGGTATATGGTTATTGGCAAATTGAAAGTCGCATTAGAAAACTTGAAGATAATGTTATTATTGCAAATGAACAGATTGGGGATTTGCTTAGTAAACACATTTTGGAAGAAAGGATTGAGCGAGAAGAGCTGGCAGAAAAGGTAGCCTTCTATGAAAAAGAATTTAATATTAATCCATTAAGTTGGGGTAAAAATAGGAAAAAGAAATAGTGGATTTTTTACAATTATATGGCGAAGCAGGAATGATTGGAGTTGTTGGTGCTATGTTTGTATATTTAGTAGTGCAAATGTCAAATAAAGCAGCTAAGCAACAAGAGGTCTTAGAAGATTTAAAAACAGAAAATAGAGGTCAATCAGAAACTTTAGAAAATATGGAAGGCATGATTATAAAATTAATTGGTAGGTGGAATACATCTGATGACAAATTAGATAGGAAATTTGACGCTATTACTAAAGAAATAAATGACTTAGATAACCAAGTATCAGAATTAAAAGGCTCTATGAGCAGGATAAACGGAAGACATTGAAATGCATAGTTTAGCAGATATATACAACAAACAATACAAACAAAAACCTGTTGAAAAAAAAGAAGAACCTAATCAGTCTCAAATTAATTTAGTTCTTCATATGCCAGAAGTTGGAATGTTGATAAGGCATTTAGATTTATTATATTCTAAAATGATGATTAATCAACAACAAGAATCTCAAACAATTAGTTATTTTAACCCAGGTCAAGGAGCTGTGAAACAATCACAAAGTGTGAATTAATGGATAGTTTAAAAGTAACAGGGGCAAGTTTTACAAGCCAAGTAATAGTATTTATGGATATGCTCCCATATTTTTTAGGAATTGCTATAGCTATTATGAATATAGTTTATTTATATTATAAAATAAAAAATGAAAAGGAGTTATAATGGATATTAAATCAATGTTAATAAAACTTGCTGAAGAGCAAGCTGAAAAAATGCAAGAAGAGGCAATTAATCATTTAGGTTCAGATGAAATGGCTGAGAAAATTGCTACTGCTATTAATAAAAGAATTGACATTCCATTTGTTAGTGAAGATAAAGAACAGATATTTTTTGAGAAAGTTGTAGATGTTGTAACAGATATTCTAGAAGGCGTATTTAAAGGTAAATAATGCCAGTATCTAAAAAGAAAACAACTAAAGCAGCTCCTAAGGTTTCTAAGGAATTGCAAGAATGTCAAGAAGCTATTACATATCTATTAGAAGAATTAGAAGAAATGAAATCTAATATAGAAAAAGTAATGGGTAGAATGGGTCTGTAATGGCTGACGTAATAGGAATGTCTGATGTATCATCACCCGACACAGGCAAAGGTAGTCAATTAAAAACAGGTGGTGGAAGAAGGAAGCATAATATGGCTAAACCAAGTAAAAAGAGTGCATCTAATAGATTGATTGAATGTATGAAAAATGCTAAGACAGATGGTGAAAAAAAACAATGCAAGGTTATGTACTCAATTAGAACTAAAACAACAAAACAACATGGATACAGACCTACTAAAGGTGGGGCTCCATTTTACAAAGGAGATAAATAATGCCAGATAAAAAAACATGCGCAAAAGAATGGAAGAAATTAGGATATTCAAGTGTAGCTGCTTGTATTGATTACAAAAAGCCTGCTAAAACTCAAAAAGCTGGGACTTCCCCTAAAGAAGAATTCTCAAGAACTGGAAAAGGATTAGCTAGTGCTCATGGGGGAGTTACAAGACCAATCAGAGGAATGGGGAAAAAATTAAAAAAAGGAGTTAGGCGAACCCCATCTAAGCCTTACTAATGTCTAAAAGAGTTGATTTATTTGGGCATGACAAAGGTTTAGGAGACACAGTTAGCCGAGCAATTAAAACTGTCACTCGTGGCAAAATAAAGGAGTGTGGAGGATGTCAAAAGCGCCGAGATATATTGAACAAGATGATTCCTTACAGGAATCCATCAACCAAAAGCTACGAGTAAAAAACGGTGGAAGAATTGAAGGAGCTGAAGGTGGATTACGTATAGACGTATTTGACCACGATGAAAACTCTGAATATGATTTTTCAGAAAGTGATTGTACTGTATGTGAACTTCCAGAACATGCTCAAAATCATATCATAGAAGATATAGAGTACGAAGAAAATGCCTAAGAAAACCTATAAAATTGAAGCATTTCATGGTGGATTAAATAGCAACGCAGACCCTAGAGATATAAAAGATATAGAATCTTCTTCTTTGCAAGATATTAATATTACCAATTTAGGTAAAATGACCACAATGGGATATTTTGCAAGAGACCACAGCACAAGTCACACATTAAATATATTACCTAATCGTGGTTTATCTACAATGTCTTCTGATAAGAAATTAGATAATAGAAATTCAAATGAAACTTTTATAATTGCTTATGACGATACAGATAGCGCAATAGATATAAGAGATAGCGAGGGTTGGGATGCTAATCAAATAACTAATTTTGATAGTGATTTACCAATTTTTTATGTTGGTGATGGCAATTTAAGAGTATGTGATGGCGAATTTGATGATTCAGTTGAAAATAAATGGTTTGGATATATAAATGGACATAGATTTGCAGGTTTAAATGCTGGATATGCTTCACAACCTGAAATAATTAAAGTAACTTGCGTTGCTGATAGTGGAGATAGTTTAAATCAAAAATATTTTGATATATATGGAGCGGATAATCATAAAACTCAAATATGGATAGATGTTGATGGTGGAAGTTCCCAACCTAGCGGAAGTGGCAGTTATGAACACAATATAGAAGTAACTGGAATATCAACTAATGATACTGCTTCCACAGTTGCAACTCAAGTAGCTTCTGCTATAAATGCCAATGCTGAATTTGGTGCAACTGCTAGTGGAAATGTTGTTACAATAACTCTTGCTGATAATGGAGTAAAAACTGACGCAACAGCTGGAGATTCTGGATTTACTATTGAAATATCTCAACAAGGGACTCCAAATGGTTCTGAAGGTGATATAGGATGGACACAAGCCAATCAAGCAATATTATCTCCGACTTCTGGTAAGTCTTTAATATCTACACCTTTTGCTGGTAGTGATAGCAATGGAGTAAATTCTACTGCTTCAGAATATATAGGAACTGCGGCTAATGAAAGCAATCCAGATGTTGCTAAAGTATCTAGTGTTAATTTAAGAACAGGTGTTCAATATAATAGTTTTAGAGGAGGAAACGCAGCTTCTTATGGTACTCCTACAAATGCCACTGCAAGAGATACAATAGATAGCGGGGGTACAGCAATGGATATATATCCTTTATTCGGAAACTATAATATACATTTAGAAGGAGGAGGGGGAGATGGTGATATTACTCTTACTGATGGAATGTCTTTAACTCTTACTGAAGAAAAAAGTATTATACTTGGGATTTTTATTAAAAGTTCTAAATATCCAAATTTGTCTGAAATAAAATTTAAAGTTAATGAAACTGGAGTTAGCCCTAACACATCTTTGACTTGGGAATTTGTAAAAGAAGAAATTAAACCTGATTGTTGGAATCTTATTTCTTGTAATTTAAGCAATATTACAGAAGGAGACGCGTCTGGAACTGGGTTAGATACTTGGGAATTAACAATTGACAGAAGTGCTACTGATTTAGATTTCTATCTTTCAGGCCCTGTTATATCTGAAAACCCAGGCCTTCAAGGTTATCAATCTGGATTATATACTTTTTACCATACATATTTGTATGATGAACAAAAACAAGAATCATTGCCATTTTTATTTGAAGATACAGAAGCGAATGTAAATGTGAACAAAGTAAATATAGTCGGAGGTTCTTTATTATTTAATTTTGATGCATATATTAATCCATATGACAATGCTGGTTCTCCAGCTTATTCTTTTAATAAAAGAATATCAGGTTCTAGATTGTATTACAAACTTGAAGAAAATGATAATTTTTATTTAATAGGGGAATTAGATTTTATTGATAATGGATTTAAATGGCTTCCAGAAGGCAATGAAATGGCTTATTCTATGGTTAATGTAACTGGAGATGGAACTCCAACTGGAGAAACTTTTTATAAAAATTGTGTTATAGTAAAAGGCATTACTCCAGAATCTTCTAATGTAATAGACACATTTAAAAGTATGAATGGATATGGAGGAAATGTTAGTTCATTAGATGCTAAATTTAAGACTGCAGTTGTTCATGGAAGAAGAACTTATATAGGCAACATAAAGCAACCTAGGGGTTCTTCTGGCAAGACTTATCCAGATAGAATGTTAAAAAGTCAAATTAATAAATTTGATGTTTTTCCAGACAAAATGGGAAGCATAGATGTTGCTATAAACGATGGTGAAAGCATAGTAAAGTTAGAAGCATACGCAGATAGGATTTTACAGTTTAAAGAAAAAACAATGTATATTATTAATGTATCTGAAACTACAGATTTCTTAGAAGAAACATTGCAAGGCAAAGGATGTTCGTATGATTATCATGTAACTAAAACAGATTATGGAGTAGCATGGTTTAATTTATTTGGAGTATATTTTTTTGATGGTAGAAGTGTTTCTAATTTATTAGAAAAAGATGGAATGAGATTAATAAATGAATCTGATTGGGAATCTTTTATAACAGATGGAGTAGATGGAAGTTCTGATGATTTAGATATGGGTTCTGCTCATATAGCATATATTCCTAAAAGAAGACAATTATTAATAAAAAATGAAAATACAGATATTTATTTATACGATTTTGTATTAAAAGCTTGGATGACAGGAAAAGAAAAAGCTCCAGCTTTGCCAAGCGATACTGAGGTTACTAATTTTGCTTTAAATGGAAGTCAAGAATTATTTTATTTATCTAATACAGATGCAGATGTATATACATGGAGTCCAAATCCATCATCTAATGATAATTTTTTATATATTACAAAAGATATTGATTTTGGACAACCTTCTGTTAGAAAAAAAATATACAAAGCATATATTTCTTATACTTCTGGTTCTGGTGGAGTACCAGTTTGTACTTACGGAGTAGATGGGGATAGCACTCCAGCTACAGCTGTTTCTAGTGGTAGTTTTTCAGCTAATCAACCTAAATGGACTCAAGCAGAATTTAAATTTGGAACGGATGTTAATAATTGTTATTCGTTTCAATTAAAATTAACAGGAGCTCCAGCTGGTGCTTCTTTTGAAATTAATGATATTACAATAGTTTACAGAATAAAAAATCCTAGATAATGGCTTTAAATAGAGAAGAAAGAAAATTATTACATCAAAAAGGTTCGCAACCTATAGTAGGTCGTGGAACACCAGATGTCAATCAAGGTAATAACGGAGATGTTTCTTATAGGGAAATAGAAGGCTCTGGAACTGTCCATTATGTAAAACAAAATAATCAATGGGTTCCTATTGCCTCTACTGGTGAAATGCCACCTGTAAGAACTCCTTCTAAGCCTGGAGGTCGTTCTTCTGTTTCTGGGTCAGGTATTCACGCTTCTTTAAATGGATTGTCTAGCGATGACCACACTCAATATTTATTAGTATCTGGAAATAGAGCAATGTCTGGGGACCTCCAATTGTCAGGTGGAAACGGAGCTTTAATATTTACTGAAGATAATAGTTCAATACAAATACCAGATGATAAATCAGCTTCATTAGTTATAGAAGAAGCCGACAATGCTTATCTAACATTTGTTACAACTAATAGTTCAGAAAAAATGCAATTCCATAAAGAATTAGATATAGATGCAGTTTCTGATTTTGGTTCTAATGCGATGACAAATGTTAATATAGATTCAGGTGCGATAGATGGTACAACTATAGGGTCTAGTTCTCATAGCACTATAAAAGGGACTACAATAGATGCAACGACTGATTTTACAATAGGTGGGACAGTTATTACTGATGCTCAAATAGCTGATGATGGTGATTTTACAATAGATGCAGCAGGTGATATTATATTGTCAGCTGATGATGAATTAATTACTATGGATGATGGGACTACTACTAGATTTACATTCAATGTTGATAGTACTCCAGAATTAGACGTTACAGGTACATTTATATTAGATGGCAGTTCGGATATAACTATTGATTCTGTGGGAAGTACATATATAAATACAAATGGTAATTTAGTTTTTCATGCTGGAACAACTGGTTTTATAAAACTACATAATTATGATGTTACGTTATATCAAAATTATGGCATAATGAATAAGAAAGATATATATCATTTTACAACTGGTAAAGCTGACTTAGAACAAAATTATTCAATAATAAGTTATTTTGAACAAAATACTACTTTTGAAACATATCCGAGTTGATAATGGGAGTAAGTACAAATAATAAAAGAACATTACAAGAATTTAGATATATTAAAATTCCAGACAGAAGACTTATATCTGGATTGTTATATATTAATGTTGTTAATCATGAAGATAATGATGGGCAAGATGATTTAATTCAACAATGTAATGACCACACTGTTGGAGATGGGATTGAACATTCTAATTCTTTTTCAGCAGATGGGTCAGCAGCTGGAACATTCCAAGATAGAGGAAGAGAAGCAATGAAGCATACGTTTGCAGATTATGATTGTTTTGTTTTTCATGTAGCAGGAGGTATGAGTTTGTCTGGAGGAATTGCTCAACCCGTAACAGCAAACACAACTTATAGCAGTTTAGCTAATTTAGTTTCTAATGGATTTGTAGACAATAGTGGGCCTGAACCAACATGGATAGATGGTAGCGGAGTTGTTCCAGTAGGTGATAGAACTAGAAATTGGACAACTTTAAATAATAATAGCGGTGAAAATCCTTTTGGAGATTATTGTTCTCATTTTATAAAATACCATTTATTATCTAGAATTAATAATGCTTCTGGTCATGGTTTAAATCAATCATCTAGACCTAATTTTTATAAAAGTAGACCTATGCACGTTCAAACTTACACAGCTCCCGCTGGAGTAGTTAATTTAGCTGACCCAGCTACTGTTACGAATGAATATGTTTTATCTCATGGTATATATGATGATAAAGATACTCAAGGAACAGATTTAGGAATGTCTTCTTATGCTCAATTAGGACATGGCTCTTCTGAGCCATTCACAAGAATAGAATCAAGTGTAAGAACTGCAGGTGAAAGTCAAGCAGCTGATGGAACAATAAGTAATAATGATGGGAATACATATTATTCTCCTGTGGATACAATTAAAATTTATGGAAAACATAATTTAACATTTGAATCTCACTCAACAACTGGTTCGCCAGGTAGTGGTTCTTTTAGAAGAGTGTATTCTATTGATAGTAGTAACAGTGTTCATATTACAAGTTTTTGGGATTTAGTCATTGATATTGGGCTTAGAGGTAATAACCCACAAGGTTCTTCTACTCAAACTGGAAATGCTGATAAATCAATTTTAAAACCTCAAATAAATGTTTCATTTCAACCATTTGGAGAAACTGCAAGTTTTGATGTTTCTGAAAATCAACATACATCATAATATTGTTGGATAAAAAAAATATGTTAATTAAATTAAATAGTAAAAGTATATAATCAATATGCCAAACTCAAAAAGTTTATATTCAGTTGCTTCAGCAGCAGCAAGTTCCGCAGGTGATTACGAAGTTGAAAGAATCGGAATCCAAGAATCTTTAAGAGATATAGATTTTGAAAAAAGAAATCTAGATTTAACTTTAAGTAAAATATCAGCAACAACTGATACCATTGCAAAAGGATTAGAATACGCTGGAACTCTTGCCGTTAGTATGGAAGATACAGCTGCTTTTAAAGAATCTATTCCCTTTGCTGAAAAACAATTGCAAGAAATTCATGGTACTCCAGATGTTGAATTAGAACAAATTAAAAGAGGTAGGTTACAAACAGCTATTGATTATTTAACTGGAACTCCAGCCAAATATAAATTTGGAGATATAACATTTTCAGGTCAAGATGAAATAGCAGAGTTAAAAGCTCTTGGAAAATTTGGAAAATACAAAAATATGTATAATCAGACTTTTCCAGAATCTCCTAATGTGGATACTAAAAATAATGTTTTAAGTTTGCCTCTTAAAGATAAAAAAATAGCAAAAACCGACGCTTTTAGATTTGAAGATGTAAATATTGTTCCTCAGTCTGATATTAAAAAAACAGATAAATACGGTTTTTCAATTGATTCTAGTGATTCTAGCCAAAGTAAAATAACATCTTATGAACAATATGTTAAAAAACATGGGGAACCTTCAAACGCTATTAAAGCAATGTTTGGAATAGATGAACCTGATGAATTTGATTTAGATTCAATGTGGGATGATGTTGATTGGGAAGAAGTTGGAAATTATCAAGATTATAATCAATCTCAACCGGGTAATAATTATTATATACAACAAACAGGTTTGCATAAAAGAGGTTAATTATGAGTTCCATCGCTAATAAACATTTATCTAAATATGGAAGGTACGGAGATACAGAAATAGTAAAAACTTCTGATGGCAATCTTTGGCATGTTAGTAAAGATGAAAAAAGATTAATAGATGCTTATGGCAAGTATGGTGAAAAATTAGTAGATGACGTTGGCTCTGGTACAATTAATCCAGAAACAGGTTTAGAAGAAAAATGGGCATGGTTAATCCCAGCTGCCGCTCTTGCAGTTTCAACTATTAGTGGAGCTGCTTCTGGATATGCTCAAGAACAATCAGCAGGAGTATCATCTGATTATGCTCAAGCTGGCCTTGATAAGATACAAACTTCCCTAACTGCATTAGGTGAGTCTACAAGAGCAAGTAGGGAGGCTCTTACTGCTTCATTTGGAAAAAAATTATCTGATTTTTCAGAAACATTTGGATATAAAAAAGGTGGGACTAGAGAATCCATTAGAAAAGCTAAAGGTCAAACTGGATTTGCTAATGTTGAAATGGGAGATGAAGAATTAGAAATGTTAAATAAAACAATAGAATCTGGAATGGGTGATTTACAATTTTCATACGGAACTGAAATGGGTAAATTAAGCGCTAGAGATAAAACTGAAAGAGCTAGATTGGAAAGCGACAGACTTGCTCTTCAAAGAGAAAAAGATTTAGCTGATGAAAGAGCTGATTCTTGGTATTTAGGTAAAAACATAATAAATCTTTTTAGTTAAAAATTATGGCAAATTATTACGGAGCTGATGTATTAGCATCACTAAATAGAATATTACAATATAGACAACAGCGTGAACAAACAAAAGTGTCTGAATCTCTTTCTATGCTCAAAATGGCTCAGGACCAAAGAAATTTAGATAGGTCTTTTCAATTAGAAGAAGCGCAATTAGGAATTGGAGGTACTGAATTAGCTAAAGAAGTTAGAGCAAATAGAGCATTAACCAAAAGAAGTTTGGAAGCTGAAGTGACTCAAAAAGAATATTTAGCCCAACCAGAACAACTTGAATTACAAAGAAAAGCAACTTTAGCTGAAATAGACAAAATTACAGCTCAAACAGAAGAAGCTAGAAGAAAAACATTTGATGCTAGGTTGGATGAATTAGATACAATCGCTGAAAGAAATCATGCAGAAATTATGGAAAATGTTATTGGAGCTTTTGGAATACAAGAATCTATTATACAGGCTCAAGAAGGAAGTGGTATAACAGGTACTTTTGAAAAAAGTTCTTTGTATAAAAATTTAAAAAATAATACATCAAGTAAAGATAGGAAAAGATTTAGTAAAGAAATACAAAATAGTATTTTTGGAATGGTTCAAACTGAAGGAAAAACTGATGATTTTGAAAATATGTTAATTAATTATGTTAGCGCTAGTATGAAATTAGGCAGTCCAAGATTCGGTAAAAATTTAAATGAAAGAATGAAAAAACTTACGCCTGAAGAAAAAAAATATAATAAAATATTTAGGGCTGGTTTTGATGAACCTACATTAACAAGATTTCAATCTTTAGGTGTAGAATTATTAAGAGCAAAAGAAATAGAAAAAAATATACAAAATGAAAGAATTGAAGCTGGAACTGGGGATTATAAATTTGATATAAATAAAGTTTCTAATATAAAAATATCACCTCAAGATGCTCAATTACTAGATGCAGTTATTAGGGGAGGTGAAGATGTTGATAATATTCCACCTTCTTATATGGGGGCTCAAGGAATGAAAACTATTCAACAAAGTATTTTAAATAGTGAGAAATCTCTCGACCAATTAGCTGTTTTATATAATAAAGCTATGCAAGCTAAGAATCCAACAGATAAACAAAAAGAATTAATTGATGAGTATGATGATAGAAAAGATGATATTGTTTCTCAAATAAGGATTCAAAAAAGAGTTCTTAATAGAATACGTTCTGGTATTTAATGCCTTTAAATCCTCAAAAATCGCTATATAATTCATTGTTTGACGATGAAGATAAGACTATAACTCCTTCTTGGACTCCAGAAGAAATAATAAATTATTATAGCGAGATAGATACATCAAGAGCTAAAAAAGCAATAGGTGGAAATTCAAGAACGTTAGCAACTCCAACTGGTATTAGTTATTCTAATTCAAACCAACCAAATCAAGAAAAACCACCTTTACCTAATGATTTGAATCCACAAACAATGCTTGACATTATGGAACAAGCTGATATTCTTCAAGAAGAAGATTCTCCAATTCAAGAAGAAAAATCTTTACTTTATAAAACTGGAGAAAGTCTTGATGCGATTATTTTTGCAGGTTTAGATGCTTTTGTAGATACTGCAACATTTGGAACAAAAGATTTTCTATTAGAACAAACTTTGGGAAGAGTAGACCCCGAAGAATTAGAAGAATATAGAGAAAGAACTGAAGCTAGAAAAGAACTAGCTGCTGGTAAAGTTAGTTCAGCCATAGGTTCATTTGCAGGTTTTGTTAAAGGTCTTCCTTTTAAAGTAGCTGGAAATATTGTTACAAAAGCAACTCTTCCAGTTGCTAAAAAAGTGTTTAAGAAAAAAATAGGAGATAAAGCCTCTACTGAATCAACAAAACAAATAACTAAGGCTGGTGAGCAATGGGCAGCTAAAGAAGGTTTATCTAAAAATGCTATAAAATTAGGAACTTCAAAATATACTCAAGTCGCTTCTAAAAGTAGAATGCACCCTATTTTAAAGCAAAAAACATTTAATAAAGCGTTAAAAGAAGAATCTGGAGTATTAATAGAATCTCAAATGGCTTTAGGTAAAATAACTCAAGCTGAAGCTTCTATAATGAGAGGTATGTTTGACACAATGATGAAAAAAGGAGTTCCAATACAAAACATGCTTCAATTAGGTCAAGTAATGTATGGAACTGGAAGAAAAGGTAGATTTGTAGGTCAATTATTAAATGATGCTTTTGTATATAGTTTTATTGATGGAGCATTTTCTCTCTCTAATCAATGGAACTATGCAAGAGAGCAAGGTCAATCTTTTTCTGATGTTTTTTCTAGTCGACAACTTTTTGAAGATACTTTATTTGGAATGTTAACTGGTGTAGGATTGTCAGGTGGAGCTGCTATATTTAAACCATTAGGTAAAATGGCAAATTCAAGAGTTGATTTTGCATCAGCTATAAGAACTTGGAGACAATCAAATCCATATGAGGGAAAAACAAGGCGCCAACTTGCTAAAGATTTATTTTATTTTGGAAATCACGCTTGGAGAAATAGCACTAATAAAGTACCAAGGCCACATCATGTTGGATTTGGTAAAGGAAAGTATAAAAAAGAAATAGATTTAACTCAAGGTGGAACTCCTTATGAAAATGCTGAAGATGGGATTAAATCATTGCATAAAGAATTAACGGAGACTCTTGGTGGTAATTTTAAAAAAGAAGTATCTGATTATCTTTTAAAAGAAAAAAATCAATATGCTAGGGATTTATTAAGTGAATCTTTAAAAGAACCATTTAGAAGTTTTGCACAAGAATGGCCTAGAATGTTATATGGAGGTATGGTTTTTAACGCAGGTATGATAGCCCAAGATGCTTGGAACACTGGTGAATTTTTAGGAGGATATGGCGAAGATTATAATGGTTGGGATTTATTCACAAATTTAATGATAGGAGCATACACCCAAAGAAAGGACAATGTTTCTAAATGGGACATGAATACGGATATAAATAGGATTCGTGAAGGTATTAAAATATTAGGTGGAGACCCAGAATGGAAAAATTCTAATTTTTATATAGATGAAAATTTTCCAATTGCTAGGTCTAGATTTGACAAAGCTTCAAGAAAAAAAGAATATCAAGATTGGTTAGTTGAAAATGGATTGGCTACAAACGATGAAGCTGAAGGTAGAGAAATGGATGCTTTTGCAGTCCCTGCTGGTGAAAAAAGTGTAAAAATTTCTATGGAAATAGAAGGTCAAGATTACGGAATATTGCAAGAACTTGTTACTGCAATGAACTCTGATTTCCACACTGCTAAAACATTAGATGCAATAACAGTTAAAGAAGCAAATGCAATGCTTAAAAAGTATGAAGAAGTTCATGGTATAAAGAAAGATGACATGAAAGGACTTCGTGATTTGCAAGAAGAATCAACAATAAAAGCAACTGAAAATTTTGAAAATGAAATGCTTGGTATTATTAAAAAAATTGTTGATGTAGCTGATAAAGAAAGTGAATTTGATGACTTAGCTGGGTTCTTTACAACAACTACTGGTGATAAGATTATTACTCCACAAACAATAATAATAGACAAAAAATTAAAAGATAAAATTAGAAAAGGTGATTTTGAATTTCTTGGTTCTGGAGATGACGCTGTAAATGAAGTTGAAAAAATGAAAATGAGTCTTCAATCTATTATTAAATCTTTATCAAGTGGATTAGAGGCTATTCAAACAAGTTCTAATGCAAATGTAATGGAACTAAAAAATGAAGCATCTTTAAGAAAAATATATGAAATAGTTAGAAATTCAGAACAATCTGTAAATAAAACATTTGAAATGAAAGACCTTGTTTCTAGGGAATTTAGATATTCTGATTACATGGATTATTTACCGAGTATGGTGAAAAACAAAGCAATTTCAGTTTCTAAAAGTATTCAAGAAATATTTAGTCCAGAATTTAATGGAAGACAAAAATTGCTAGGAGCTTTGCAAGGAGCTGGTCTTATAGATAAAGATGGGAATATTATAAAAAGTGTAAAACAAATAGAATTTTCTAAAGATGTTAAAGCTGATGTCTCAAAAGAAGAACAAGCTTCTATGAAAAGAGTATTAGGTCAAGTATTAACAATGCAATCTTCTATAAATATTCCAGACAAATTAACATCTAGCAATACAATTGTAAATAAAGATGGATTTGTTAGATTAAAGAAAACTTTGCAAGGTTTTGGATTAGATGTAAAAAAATTAGATAGTTTTTATTATGAATACCTTATCAATATACTTAACACTAAAAGATTTAAAGATTCAAGATTATCTGGAGGTCAAACAGATTTTGTTTTACAAGCTGTTTCTTCTGGATTTGGAGAAAATAATTTAAAACCAGAGGGTACTTCAAATAATTTTATTTTAAAAAGAATTGAAATTTTTGGTAATGATGATTTTTCAACGAAATACAATAATTTTATATCTGAAATTGCAAATAAGTCTGGTGGATTAGTGGAAATATCAAAAGAAACTATTGATGTCGGAGTTATGGAAATTCCTATTTTACAAGCTGAAATGAAGAAATCTGCATTAGGTAGAAATACTTATGATTCAAATGTTGCACTTGGCACTGTTCTTGAAAAACTTACTCAAAATGGTTTGGGATTTTATTCAGATAGAATTAAAAATTATATTGCACTTGCCCCAGAAATTAATCAAGCAAAAATTCAAAATATGCTTTTTGATTTAGGTGTATTAAAAATAAATGAAGATAGTGGAAGAATTGAGGTAGAAGAAAAAGAAATACTTACTGAAGATTATTGGAAAAAAGTTGATAAATCATTAAGACAATTTGGATACACAGAAGGCTTTATTAATCAAAAAATTTCTGAACAAAAACAAATATCAAAACCAAGATTTTTAAATGATTCTAGTGACCATGTTGCAAATCCATCAATGAGTGTTGGTGAATTTTTTAGAAAATATAAAGTAATAATTAATGATTCAGATGGAAATTTTAAAGAATACAGAGATTATTCTTTAATGAGTCAAGAAAATCAAATAAAGAAATTTGATGAATTAACAGAAAACTTTCCAGAAATAGAAAATCCAAATGCCATTCTTAAAGGAAATGCTATATCTAATTTAATTAATAATTTAGTTGCGACAAGAATTATTACAGATGCAGATGGAAATAAAAAACAAGAAACTATACCATATGAAAGTATGGGAGGAAGATTAAGAAATCAAATATTAGAAGATGCTACTCAAGTATTTTTTGGAAGAAGAAAGCAAGTAGAAGTCCCAGTTGTTGAAGTAGCTGGTACTGGTATAAAATTTACAGACAAGCCTGAATTTCATCAAACTAATCCAATATATGAATTATTTAGAGATTTAAAAATTAAACATTATTTATTTGATAATAATGTATTAATAAAACCTTTTAATCCAGAAAATTCAAGAATGGAACCTAGGATTGTTAATCTTACTTCTAAAGCTGAAAATTTTCCAGAATGGATGAGAAATGAAGTAAAGATAGTAGAAAATCAAATAATAAATGATTTGCTAAATCATTCAATAGTAGATGGTATATTAAAAGACAACAGAATAAAAGATAAAGAAGATGAAGTTTTTGAAGCTTTAGGAGTTCAAGATGATGTTGTTTCTATTGGAAAAGACCCTTTAATTAGATTAAATCTTGTTCCAGAGTTTGATAGTATAATTATAACAGGGCAAGATAGAAAAATTCTAGCAGAAGAGTTTAATAATTTTTACGAAAGAAATAAAAATTTATATGAAGATACAACAAATATAGAAGCTTTATTAGAAAGAATAAAAGACACAGACCAAGATAGGTATTCTGCAGATTACGATTATGAATCAATAGCAAGATTGTTAGTAGTCGAAAGAATGTTAAGAAGTGATTCTAATACAAAACTTAAAGAAATTCTAAATAATAATGACGCTGATGAAATTGATAAAGTTATTAGTAGGGTAAAACTTGTAAATACAAAAAATTTTATACGAGGTGATTCTGATTATTATTTATCATTAGCAGAAGCAAGGTTGTTAATTAATGATGGTGATGAAGCTGGTAATCTTCTAAAAGATAGAATATATAATAAGAAAGGTAAATATTCTATTGCTATTTGGGATGATGATAATAATGCAAATATAAGAAATGAAGTTGAGCAAATTATAGAAAAATATAAAGATATTTACGATTTAGAAAATTGGTCTTTTGAAAACATAGGAACGGCTCACGAAGATGCTAGTGCATTTGATAGTATATCTTTCTTAACAGAAGATGCTATGATGGAATATCATACATTAATGGGGCATAATCCTTATTCTAAAAATGCAATAAAACCAGTTATTTCATCTATGGGAGAAGGTAAAACACTTTTACTTGGTAAAACGTTGTTTATACATGACCCAAGATTAGAAAATTTTCTTAAAGCAAATAATTTAGATATTTTACTTACAAAATCTGGAGCTAAGGTATATGATGAAAAATATATTGATGGAAATTCAAACAAAGATGATGAATCTATATTAAATATATCCCTTGATAAATTAAAAACAACTAGTAAAAATATTTTAAAACCAAATCAAATTAGATTTGTAGATATAGATGCAATAGGATTAAAACCAGAAAAAGATGCTTCTATTACATCTGCTAAAGATTCACCAGCTGATGCTAATTATCATAATGCTGAAGAAGGATATTTAAAAATACAAGAAATGCAAAAAGATATATCCTTTGCGATACAATCAATAGAAGATATTGTTGGAAGTTCTGTCGCTATGAGGGAATTTATGATGGATGAATTGTTACCAAATGGACAAATGCAAAATGATGATGGTATTTCTTCTTTACAAACAATTAACAATATGTATCTTTTCTTAGAGCATCATGCTAATGCTAATCCTATGAGCTTTAGTGACAATCAAACAAAAAATAAAATTTTTAATACATTTATAGATAGATTAATAAATAACACTAGGTCTATTACAAATAGAAGTTCTGGAAGGCATGGTGAATTAAGCAATGTAACAAGTAATAGATATGGTGGGCAATCTTATATAATACAAAATGCTCAGAGATTTTTAGATAGAAATGGAAACATGAGAAATCATAGATTATTGCCTACATTGGTAGATAAACAAGGCAATATGTTAATGAGAGGTGAGTTAGCTCTTCCATTTCACGAACAAGATACAAAACTTGGAGACCTTGAAGGAAGAACTATAAGAATAGTTGATAATGAAAGAATTATGACTGTTGATGAATTTCTTGCTGATTATAAAGAAAGAGTTGGTGAATCAGATAAAAAGAACGAACTATCTTTATCTGTTCAAAATTCCACACTTGGAAGCGTACATAACTTTTTAAAAGATGCTAACAAAGCAACTGGTAGAAAATATCAAATTGGTATTATTTCAAGAAGAAATCCAAGAACAAGACCTAATGATATTACATTGCTTGGATTGGCTGGGTTTTTAGATAAGGGATATGGTAATTCTACAATGGTTAATAGTCTTGATATAGTAAATATATATGAAGGTGATTATGATGCTGATAAGGTAGATTATTTCTTTGCTCATAATGATTATATGTTTGACCATATTAAGAGAACTAATAAATATTGGGTTCAAGGAATAGACCCAAAAAAATGGAAAACTCCAGCTTCGTTTACATTTTTACAAGATACAGAAACTCAGAGTGAAAATATTATAGAATCTATGGGCAATGCAGATGCTTATAAAAAAATGATAGGCATTGTTCAAAAAACTCCAAGACAATTAAATTATTTAGATATGCTTTCTAATAAAAATTGGACAGCTGATAAAGAAGAATCAGAAGCTTGGTCAAATTTTAGAAGAGAAAATCAAGACGGGACTGTTGATGGGCCTGGAATTTTATTTAGAACAACAGATAGTAAAAATGGTGATGAAAGAGTAATTACCATTGATAGTAAAAACATAGATTTTTTTATACGAAGTGCTTTAGAAATGCAATATGTTGTTGATGGTAAAAATAAATTAAATCCAAATATTGCAAATGATATATTTAATTGGAAAGATAATTTCTTATTTCCATTAATAACGCAATCAGAAAGACCAGATAATTTATCATTTAATCAAAGAAAAGACATCCAAGAAAAAGGAGCTTCTAATAATAAAAGAATAAGAATATTTTCAAGAATGGTTAAAAAAGATGGTAAGTGGACAGAAGATGTAAATATTGAATTAACTAAAGCTGAAAAAGAAATTATTAAATCCTTAATGGATAATTATAATAAAACAATATTACAAGCAACTGGTAAAGATGTTTATGATGGGGCTGATGTTAGAAGAATGTCTTATGATGATTTTATGCAAGCTGGTCAGGGATTTATAGATTTTCATAAAGACATTCAAAATAAAGTGTATAGAAAGTTAACTAGAGAAAGAAAATTAAATCCAAATGATTATAAAGAGTTAAGAAAAATATTTGGAGCTGTTACTGAAAAAGAACCACAAAAAGGGAAATGGTATAGAAGAACATTCTTAAACAAAGACCCTTTTGAATATGTTCGTAATAATGCAGAAAGATTTATTAGTGAAGAAACAACAAATCCAAATGGAACATATATAGACCAATTAATTGTTCAATTAGCTAGAAAAAATCATTTTGAAGAAAAACAAGATTTTAGATTACTAGGAGAAGATAAAATACAGCTTGATGATTGGTATAATGATATGATAATGGAATCGTATAAAGAATCAGCTGACAAACATAATGAAAAATTAACCACTGCAGTTTTAAGCCATAATAAAAAAGTTGGAAGTGTTGTTTATTTAAGTAGAAAAATAAACGAAATTGCTAGGTCTAAATACAAACAAGAATGGAAAAATAAAAAAATTAAATCTTTAAAATATGTTATAAATAAACTTCAATCAGAAATAAATACTGAATATGGAAGAAGAGTAAATATAAAAGACCCTCAAAAATATGAATTTTTAGATTTAATTGCAGAAGGAAAAGAATTAACAGAATCAACAATATATTATCATTCTATACATTCTTTATTAAAATCTGAATTAATAGGTGGCTATAAATTTGATAATTTTTATCAAATGCTTGAAGGTAATGCTAAAGATGATTTGGCAATGTTTAAAGATTTAAGAAGAAAAATTTATGGAGACCATGGAAGCATAAAAGACATACTTGAATTTGGAGCTAAAACAGTAATTAAAGATAAAGAATTAAAAAAGCAATTAGAAAGATATGATACTGATGATTTTTATAAATGGCAAGTAGAATTTTTAAAAGAAAAAACTGAGCAATATGGATTAGAATTTATGTTAGCTTTTATGTCTCCTTCATTAAATAGAAAAAAAATTGGAGTTTTTAATAATAGAGTAGTTCCTATTCCATATGTTGATTCAAAAAGATTTAGAATGGGGATAAGAGTTCTTACTGAAATTGCTTTTAAAGATTTTTCATCTGAAGAAAACCCCATAAGAATAGCTAGAAAACTTGTTGGTGAAGCTGATGATATAAAAATACCTTCTCAAATATTATTAACAAAATTAATTGAATCAGAAAATCATTATAGAGGCTATTTTGATAGAAATCACAATCTTTTTACTTCAAGAGAAAATGATGTAAGACAATATGGATTAGGTAAATTTGATTCTTATTTAGAAAGAAAGCTAAGTTCTTATACTGATATAAATTGGACAAGGAATATGTTTCCAAGACATACATTAAACATAATGAATAATTCAGTTCTTGATTTTTATCAAGAAACAGCAAATTTAGCTGGTGATGAGTTTTCTATTGGATTTCAAAAATTTCTTGATGAAATAGATTTATTAAATAGAGACTTAGCTACAAATGTTTACTTAGACCCTTATGATTTTATAGAGAGAAGGCTTAAATTAGACAATATGTATATAAAAATGGTTCAAACTGAAATAAATGCAGTATCGGAATCGAAATCTGTTGTACCAATACAACAACATGATTCTTTTAAATTATCAAAAGGATTTAAATATTTACAAAGAGCAGCTGCTGATAAAGGTCTTAAATTAGAAGTAAATGAATCTAGTTTAATTTCAAAATATAATAAATTGCAACAACTTGAAAGAGAACTCAACACAGCTCATGACGGAAGATTACTTGACCATACAAATAAAGATGCTGAAGATTGGGCTGAAATGAGTGGGTGTATTAAATAATGGATTGTAATAAAGCAACAAAAAAATCTCAATTAATAAATGCAGTTAATACATGGCTTGGGGATAAAGAAACTTTAAGTAATTTTAAAAACCCTCATTCAGCTATGTTTAAAATGTGGGAATCTGAATTTTATGTTCCATTAAAATGGGCTATATTAGATGAAGGTGAAAAACTTTTAACACCTGGAAAAATAAAACAATTTACTGAAAGTTTATATAGATTAAATAAAAGAGTAAAGCAAGGCGACATTGCAAGTAATGATTTTGCAAAGTTGTTTTGGACTGGTACTACTTTTGGTAAAAGAGACCCAGCAATAGGTTCAATGCTTTCAAGATTGCAAGATGTATCTGGTCAAGATAAAGTCAGAACAATGAAATCAGCTGAAGACTTTAAAGAAATAACAGATATGATTAAAGTTATATCTAAAGTAACCGGGCCTATTGATAAAGCTATTTTTAATAGGGATATAAAAAAATTAAGAAAATTAGATTTAAATCTTATTAAAGCTATTGACAAACAAAACAATAGAGAAATTTCAGCTGCTAGAAAAGAATTATCAGAATTTGTAGATAGCAATAAAAAATTAAAAGCATTTGATGATTTTATTGTATTAATTGAAACTGGCATGCCAGATATATTAATGAAATATAGGGAAAAAATTGAAAGCGGTGAATTTAGACCTATGAGAATTAAAGATTCTAAAAAATTCCTTGAAAAAGTTGATAACGGTGAAACTTTATTAAAAATAAATGAAGTTAAATTTTTAGAAAAAATCATGTCTGAATTAGGAATGGACACAAGATATGCAGACCCTTTAATGAAATATAATAACATGATGGATAATCAGTATGATAATTTAAAAAAAGGAATAAACTCTGTTATCAATAGTAAAATAAAAAGATTAAAATTTAACAGAGGAATAGAAAGTGAAAATGTTAAATTATTAAAAGAAACAAGAGAAAGATTAAATAGAGAGTTAATGCCTAGATATGAACAAGGGTTTTTTCCTCATTATGTAAGGGATTTAAATGCTACTTTCATGGAAGGATTGTTGCCAAGATTAAAAAAATTAGATTCTTCTGGTGAAGATTTATTATTAAGAAAAACATCCACTCTTAAAGAAGATATACAATCAATAAATGAATGGGTTACTAATCACGCAAAAAGTAGAAAACAAGAATATGCTCCAGAATATTCAAGAAACTTTTTTGATGTTGTTAAAGGATATATAGACGATATAAATCATTTTAATACTTCTGCTTTTTTAGAAGAAGCCTTTATGGATGCTAGACTTGATGTTTTAAAAATGTATAGAGGTGGTAAAAAAGGGCCAACTCAGTATATGACCAACGTATCGGATTTTATTGTGGATATGCATAAAGCAGCTAATGGAGATACTCGAATGTCTGAATCTGCTCAATTAGCAATGAAAACATTACTTGCTTTTGAGTTTACATCTAAACTTGGGTGGAATGTTCGTGGAGCGGCTAGAAACATGACTCAAAGGTCTCTTGATTATATAAGGTTTGGATTTACTAAGAGCATTGGAGCTGTAAATTATTTTGACTCTATTAAAGGTGAAGGTGGAGTTAGAGAAGCTGATAAAATACTAGATGAAGCTGGGTTTTTATTTAAAGAAATTACACCAGAACTTTTGGAAAGCGGTATTAAAGAAAAGCCTAGTATGTTCAAGTCTAGATATATGGATGAAGATGGCAATATACAATATAAAGAAGAGCATTTTGGTCATAAAATAGCAGAAGGCATGAGTTGGGTTTCTAAAAAATCATCTGTATTGCATAGGACTGCTGAAAATTGGAATAGAAAACATACTTTCAAAGTTGCCTATGGGACTTTACATAAAATATTAATGGAAAGTTCTGAGTTTAGGGCTCAAATGGCAAATAAAAAGATAAATTTAGAAACTAGAGCTAATGAAATATCTATTAATTATGCAAAAAATATGGTTTTAGCAAATCATTTTGATTATGCCGATTATGCTAAGTCTAAACTTATGAGAGGAGATATTAAATCATTAGGGAAATATGGAAATATAACAAGATTTATGTTTCAATTTCAACATTATGGGATGGAATTTTTAGAAAGAAACACATCTATTTATAGAGAAGCCTCCGCTGATGTTAGGTCTGGAGCAAGCTTTAGTGAAATGCAAGGAGTTCATCAAGCAATGAAAATGGGAATGGCTTATGGGTTAGCTCCTTTAATTGCTTATATTGTTATGGGATTAGATGTTGATAATTTAGTAGAGCATGATACAGCAAAAAGAATTTCACAATGGGGTACTTTATTTTCTAATGACCCAGAAAAAATTAATGAAGCTTTTTATGGCAAAGGGCCAATTATTAGTACATTTGGAGGACCTCTTCTTGGGGACATGATTGACCTAGGAATGTCTATAGGCATGATTAATGAAACGGAACCTGAAGCTTGGCATGAGTATTTATATGCTGTTCAAGGATATAAGTATGACCATGACTTGACACACACAGGAAGCAGAACTAAAATGCTTAACAATCTTATTTCTATGAGTTCATTTGGCAAAAGAGCTTACAATAGACATATTCCAATGTTATTTGAAAACGATAGAAGCCCAATATTAAATTCTTTTAGAGTTGGACTTAATGAACTATCATTCTATCCTACTTCTAAAATTAATTTACCATTTAACCTTTATGAAGGAAAACCTGTTTTTGATATAGCTGGTGAAAAATGGCTAGATGTAACAGGGACAAGAAGAAAAAAGAAGTCTGGTGCTAAGCCTGTTAATTATAGAATGTTAAAGTACATGAGGGAATTGGATAAAAAGAAGTAAGAAGGGCTAGTTGAATACCAACCCTTCCTACTTTTAGCATTAATAAGGAGGTTATGCTAAAGCTTTTGGTTCTGTTTTTTCTTTATGTTCTAATAATTTAATTAAAGCACTTGTTGAATCAAGTAAACCTTTTAATAATTTTATTTTTTGTTTATCTATTTTTTCTGATTTATAACTATCTATATCTTTTAACAAAGCACTTATTTTATATAAATAATTTGCATATTGTTCTGTATTTTTCATTTTGATTCCTCCATTTCTGTGTACATTCCGTACATTGTTATTAATACTGCATCAGCATTCCATAGCGTTGCAGGTTTCTCTGTGTAAATTGATGCTATTTCTTTTAGCTTATTTTTTCTATCTTTTTTTATTTTAGGTAATTTTTCTCCTATTTTATTTTCCCAAAACTTCATCCACTTTTGTGGTGATACTTCTACTATTTTATTTATTTTATTATTACTGTGTAATATTCCTAACCATGCTCCATAATTAACTCCAAACTTAAACAATGAACTTCTTCCATCGTGAGGCATAGCATGAACTTTTTCTATATATACTATTGCTTCTTTAGATTTATATGCATTTAAAGCCATAGAAACAGTTAGCCTTCTACCACTTATTAGATTGTGGCATTTATGCGTATGTATATCTTTTTGTTCTGAATTAGTAAAGCATAATGCTCCACTAGCACCAGGGTCTATTCCTATTATTGTCATTGTGCATCTCTCCTATATGCATATTTATGTGGACTTTTAACATACTTTCTTTTGTATGTTTTTGTTGGTTTAACTGGAGGTTCATACTTGTCTCCTACTATTTCACCGTCAAATGTATTTATTATTTTATCAGTTAATTCGTCTCCAGCTTTATATCCAATAGATACATTGTTTTTATATTGGTTGCAACCCTTACTCATTACTTCTTGAGGTATAGGTTTTGGGTGCTCCTTTTTTGCTAAAGAAAACCAATAGCATTTGGAGGAGACTTCAAAGAAGCACCCATGACAACTTTTACGCAATGTTATCTTTTTCCGCCATATTTGAGTTCATGTAGAATTTACATCTGCCTCCATTAAATCCCACTGCATGAGTTCCTATCTTTCCGTATCTACTTTTAGAAACTATGATTTCACTCTTATATGGATTAAACTTTTCACTATCAAAATTATGTCCATAGAATACAAACATAGCTGATTCAGCAGTTTGTTCGATTACACCTGACTCTGCATAATCACTCATACGAGGTCTAGGGTCAAATCGTTTTTCTATTTCTCTATTTAATTGTGATACAAGTATTGATGAGCAATTTTCTTGTTTGCATATCCATTTATACTCTTGCATTATTTTTTCTATCTCAAACCTTCTTCCTTCTTTTACTCCTTGAACATCTATTAATTGTATGTAATCATCTATAACAACATCAGGTTTATGTTTTGCTATTTCTCTTAAGCAATCATCTAATGTTCTTACATTATCATACATTAAAAAGTTTTCATAGTTATGTTTCATCTTTTCAGATACTAATTCAAACTCTTCTTTACTAGTCTCAGATAGGTCATTTCGTCTTATATCTCCGTATTTTAATCCACTTGATTCCATTACTACCATTTTCTTCAACATTTCTGTATTGCTCATTTCTCGATTAAATAACATTACCCTATATCCTTGTTCAATCAACCCTCTAATAATATTTATTACAAGAGTTGTTTTACCATGGCCGGGCCTACCGCCTAGTACAGTTATTTCTTTACGAGTCATTCCACCTGCAAATGTATCAAGATGTCCAAGATTAAAAGGGATTAGATTAGAATCTTCTTCAACTGTTGCTCTCATTTCATCAACTAATACAGTTATATCTCTTTGCTTAGATGGTTGTATTTGTCTTAATTCATCAATCAATCTACTATGCTTTTCTAATATGCTTCCTACGTTTTTATAATCTTCATAACTTGCATTTAACAAAGCCTCTGCTGATTTAGCAGTTTCTCTTTGTATATATTTTTCCCATACTATTCTTGCATATTCTTCTACATTTTGTTTACTAGTTATATTTTCAGTTAATCCAGTTATGTAATAAGCTTTACTATCTCCATGCATATCTTTTACTTTGTTGCATAAAGTTACAAAGTCTATATCTACTTTATCTTTATATAGTTCTGCCATTGATTCCCATATTATTCTATTGTCTGTATTGTAAAATGCATCATTATCCCTTATCCAAGCCATTGCTACTTCTTGTTCTCTTTCTCCACCTTCTATAATACACCCAAGTAATGCTTCTTCAGCATCTTGAGAGGAAGGGGCTAATTTTATTTCTCTAGCCATTTTGTCTCCTTTTAAAATAAACTTGCTTGTTGAACAGGTTCATAATTAATTATTAAATATTCCTTTCTTTCTTTTTTCTTGGCTTCATCCGTTGCTCCAGCGTACTTTAAATCTATAGTCCTAACATCGTATTCTTTATAGAGTTCTGCAACTCTTTCATCTGCGTCATAACTTATCATAAATTTCCCATCTTGCTTGTGTATCTTATCCACTTTATCTTTTAATCTTAAATGGTCATCAGCATTAAAATTATGTTGATAATACTTATTGCCTTTTTCATGTGCAACAAAGTATGGTGGGTCTAGATACCAAAAGTCTCCTTTTCTTGGTTCATATTTGTCAATTAATTCAGCAAAGTCTAAGTTTTCTATTGTTGCTCCACCTATCTTTTCTCTAGAATATTTAAATTCTTCTTCCCAGTTTTTATTCCAATCTTTTATCATAGACATTGGTGTGTGAATTAATTTATTAAAGCTGTGTCTTATGCAATAGAAATACTGAGCCGCTCTCATTGGGTCTGGTATCTCTATCTCTCGTTTTTCTTGAACCTCAACCTTGTAATCTAAGAATAATTTTCTAGATTTAGGAAGCCAATTTAGTATTTCTACTAATTCATCTAACTTATATATAACACACATATATAAATTGACAATGTTGTTATCTTTGTCATTTAGTACGTTCCATTCTGCTTTGTTTTTCCTAAAGAACATTGACAAACCTCCAGAAAATACTTCGAAATACCTATCATGCTGGGGTATGAGAGGAACAAATCTCTTGCTCAGCTCATACTTCCCACCATAATAAGGTATAACAATTGGACAATCGTACCAATCAAGCGATGGCAACTTTAGCCTCTTTCTCAGCCCATTTCTTTATTGTAGGATACAGTCTTCCTTCAACATTATGGGTTGATTGTTGGTTTCTATTCATGTGATGACTTAGTACGTTAGTACCTACATTAAATAAATCCCAGAATGATTTAGGTGCATTAGCTATTAAGGATTGTGTAACCATTTCATTTGCTTGTAATGGAAACATTTGCAAGAAATCAATAACATGCTTATCTCTAAATTTAGTTCCCTGTAATACAGGAAATTCTTCTTTAAAGATTAGTTTTGTTTTATCCATGGTCTCCGAGATTACTTCATCAAAATCATCAAAAGAGATATTGGATTTGATATGCTTGTTCTTGTATTTAGCAGCTACTATACCTATAACAGCACCGTTTAAACAGATTAATCTAAATGCTCCAGCCATAATGTTTACTCCAAGAGTCCCATCATAACTATTACCTACAACAATCTCAGGTGTCATTTCGTCATTTTTACCAATCTTTATCATATGTTTAGGAAAATTCCATTTCATATGAACCGACTTTCCATTACCAAATGTAGTTACTTCTTTTACTTCTCCACCGTGTTTCTTTACAATTGGTTCAGCTGCATCAATTATAGACTTATTTGTAACAAGCCTATAACTATCTGTCATGCAACTAAGCACTTGTCCTGTGTCTTCTCTCACTATGAATTTATATCCTGTTGAGTCTATCTCTCTATCAGAATCAACTCCTATTGCTGGTACTTCTTTGACTGGAAACATTGCATTTTGTAACATACTTCTCTCCTTTTTTATGTTATTTAAATGGTGATTCTAAAAACTTCTTTAATCCATCCCTTATTTTTTTAAAGAATATATCTTCTTTTCCTCTAAAATTATTTGGAATGTTTTTCTTTTTTTTTGGCATTTTATTCTCCCTTGTATAAAGGTGGGGCTGACCCTATCCTTTCTCTTTCTTTTCTTTTTATTGTTTCTACGTTCTCACCTCTAGTCAATGCTATACTTCTTAGGTAAGCAAATCCTTTTCCGTGATTAAAATGTTGTGCTTCATAATATTTTTGGATAGCCCATTCCATTACATTGTCTTCAACACTTTTTGTTCCATATAGGAATTGATAGTATTTATATCTGTTTTCTGATGGTATTTCTCCAGTTATTAATGATGCTATTTTATTCAACATTTGAACTGTTCTTTTATTTTTAGACTTGAGAATCTTATTCATCTCTTTGCCTATGTTTGGATTACTTTTTAGATGATAACCGCACGCTGGACATTTGTTCATTCTTAACCTCCTTCTGCATTTCATCATGAATTTCGTTTAATTTATGATATGCAGGGTTATTTCTATTCTCTCTCATTTGATTATGAGCATGTAAGAATTGGTTGGCAAGTTCTTCACCGACCTCTTCTATTAACTCTTTTGTGTTACCAGATTCACATAGGTAACTTATCCACGACATTTTTGCCATTTCTCTCTCCTTTACATTTTAAACATATTTCTTTTACTTTTCCATATGAAGGGAAATTATAATAAAAATATGTTTGTTTTTTTTGACCATAGTATATTGCTTCCCAGCATACATTACATTTAATACAGTGCTTTATTCTTTTATCAGCTATCCTAGCATCTTGTATTTTCTCTCCCCACGGTTGTTTGTTTTTAATCTTCATAACTATATTCTATATCATCTCCTCTATTATATGGGTCTGCAGTCGTGGGTTCACCGTCAAGGGCTGATGTTACTACATCTTGTATTCTTTTTATTTTTCCTTCTAATAATGTTTCAGATTTAGGTGTATCATCTTCTGATAAAATACTTTCTATCATATTTAATGCATCAATATACCAATCTCTTTCCATTTTGTATTCTTCAGCTCGTGATGTTATTATATCCTTTTTCATTTTAATCTCCTATTACTTTTACTTCTGTTTTATTTCCCCATCTATGTTTACCTAAATAAAATTGTCTTTCTTCACTTGGGTGGTTGTCAGCATTTAAAACCAACACTGAAGATGCGCAATCTGTATGTTCTAGAACAACAGCTTTTAATCCACTGTTAGTATCGACTAATTCACCAACAGCAACATCTTTTAAATATGTAAAACCTTCAGCAGGTTTCCACACTGGTTTATCAATCATCGCACGTTGAGCAAGCTTGTGGGCCATTCCTATTTTCTTCTTTTGTTTCGTTTCTGGTTTCAATGTCTTTCTCTCCTTGTATTATGTCTGACCTTATTTGAATAAAGTCTTGTTTTATTTTATGTGTAAACATATTATCTGCATCAAAATGTTCAGCTGCTTTTTCAGTAAACTGCAAAGCATTTATTACCATCTCGATTTCAGATTTTGTTAGTTTGATTACTGCGCTTGATTCTTGTTTCATATCTCTTCCTTTAAAGTTTTGAGGGTAGTCTCTTGGGAGAACTAAGGGAGAGACGAGAGAGAGAATATATATAGTATCTGACTACCCTCGTCTCAAATTTACTAATATTGCATATTGCAATAAAAACCCTTTTTTCTTTTATTTAGAATGGGACATCATCATCCAATTCTTCAAGAGTAAGAACTTCTCCATCATCCCAAGGTTGAATAGAACCTACTTTAAAAGTAGACCTCTTTTCTTGTTGGTCGACTGGAAGGTCTTTTGTTTCTTTGGTAACATATTCTTGTCTTTTTAAATTAACAAGAACAGGTTTACCAACTACATCATCTTCCTCAACTAGCATTAATTTCTTAATACCTTTATCGTCTTTACATTCAATACCTAGATTTTCAAGTAATTCGAAATATCTTTGGTTTTTACTTGCTGAAGATGTATCTGTGAAAACCCAGAACCCATTATCATATAAAGTTCTATCTTTAAGATGTTCACAGCTTACTTCTGATTGACCACTCCCATTCATAACAGGGATTTTATTGCCTTGGCTGTCTTTCTTATAGTTATATCCATCCATTTCCCATAGTTTCTGTTTGTAGTCTACAACTTCTGGGGCTACTTTGTATGTCATATTGACAACTATAGCCTCACCTGCTCTTGTATTAACTTCTTTAGTAGATAAAGATGTTATATGAGCTGGGTAAGTTCCTTCTTCAGTTGGAACCCATTTATTTGTTGAATCATAGACAGCTTCTAGTGCTTTTGCCATTATTACTCCTATTTATTGTTTGTTGTTGTGTATTTTTCTATCAATTTATGGTATTGAGTTGTGAACTCTTCCATTTTCTTTGATGGTTTAGTTCCCTTTGCACCTCGGAAATATAACTGAGGTTCTACAAACTTGCCATCTGCAGTTTTCATAAATCTGCGTACTGACTTAGTTTTAGCAACCAAGTTTTTCTTTTCCATTTCTGCAAGGGCTTTCTTGGATAACACCCCACTTTTGATGAGGTCTTGCGTATCTTTTGCTGATACTTTTCCCATTATTGCTCTCCTTTTATTTGGTTTTGTATGTAAACATCCACCTTACTCTCGAAATCCTCAGGTTGAGGTAGTGGTTGTTCTTCTATTGTGAAAGTATGAAATGATGGATTAACAGTTAAAGATGTATTTTCTTCTGTTTTAAATACCATCATAGGCTTTCCATTTAAGAGTTTAGTTCCTTTATAGACCACTCTCCTAAATTCTTTTCCATCGTTAGTGCCAATAGTATAACATTCTTCTTCACTAAGAAGTCCGTCATCATAACTACGATTCAAATTTTTCATTATGTTTCTCCAGTTCTCTTTCTAGTTTAAGTTTAGATGAATTGTAATTAGCAGTATTTATTGCTTGGTCTTTTATTAATTCATGTATTTGATTGAATTTTGCTTCACTGATTTCATCAGCTATTACAAGTATTTCATTCTTTTGTTCATCAGTTAATGTTAAATCTTCAACTTGATTACGATATACGTCATCTGCAATATTTAGATACATTTGCAAAGCTTTCTTAATACAATCAGTATTAGATGCTTTAACATCATTACCTATATCAACAAATTCATTCGTTCCACGTTTCTTTTGTATTCTATGCGCTGCTACCATATCGCCTTCTCTCCACAATCCTTCATCATACCACCTCAATCTTCCATGTACAACGTACGCTTCACTTCCTAGTACCTCAGTTTTCTGTATTGTCCAAGACCAACCTGGATAATGCTTATCTGCAATTTCTCTCATATAAGAAAATTCTACATAATCCAATCCCATCTTTTTCTTAATAAAAGGTTTAGGAGTTTTAATCCTAGATACTTTTTTATGTTTCTTTGTTATTGCTTGTCTTACTATGTCAGTAGCCTGTAGCATTTGCTCATCAACTACTATTATGTCATTGTTATTGCTCATTTTTCCTCCTTGTAAATTTTATCAGCGTCTATTTTTCTCGTTACTTGAATTTCTTGCCATTCTTCATTTTCATGATTTATGCAATTGCTAATACAAACTTCTACTTTTTCATTTATATTCCATCCAAGTTCTTTAAGAATTTTTGTAGGTATATTGATTATACCTAGAGATGTAGACTTTAAAGCAACATCAATGGATTGATTATTGTTTATTTTTTTCATTATTTTCCCTTAGTATTTCTTTTTTTTGTCAGCTAATTTACTTGGACATATGCTATAATATTGACAGTACCTACATTCCCAGTCTGCAACAGGTACACCATATGTAACTTCTGGAATTAATTCATCTCCGAATCCTTTCCCCATATCTTCTTTCATTTCATATACTTCTGTCCAATATTCAAATGCTTTATCTATCCATTCATTACTAACAATTTGTTCTCTCATTTGAGATGTATTTTTATTGTACCATACAAGATACATATTGATTCTATCTGGTTCATATGTATGTCTTACTGTTAATGCATAAGTACCTAATTGAAGCTTGTAATTAGTATCACTACCAGCTACTCTATTTTTCTTTAATCCAAACTTAGTAGTCCATTTATATGCAGCTGCTGTTTTATAATCATACAGATTAAATTCAACTTCTTTTGAATGACTGTCTCTTATTAATTCACCAGCATCAAATGTTCCTACCACATCTAATGGTTCGTACTTTACTTTTTCTTCAATATGAATACTTCTTTTAATAGGACTTTCTGGTAATTCCATATCAGCAAGTTTATCTTCATACATAGACATTGCTTTTTCTAAATCAGAATGAACCAAAGTTCCAAGTCTTAATAACCTAAATGACTTATCATCTTTTTCATCAGATGGAAAATCATAATAGGAATACATTTGTTTTCTATAGCAACTACCAGCAGATGAAGCGTGAAAGACATGTTTGTCTCTCTCTCTTAATGAATCTTCATGCTTTAAGTAGGCACTATATATGGCTTTTATATCCATTGTTTTTTCTCCCTTAGTGCATTGTAAATTTAACAATATCAAGGTTTATAGTCAATCGAAACATAGGCTGATGCTGTTTGTTCGGTCACCTGCAACATGGTTCGGAATTTAAACACCAACCTACATTTCTTTTTGCTCAGGTCAGCAAATACTAAAACCTCCAGATTGTTCACAGAATTTTGCAAAGTCCATTACAAAATCAACTTCAAAAGGATACTCTTTTGACCAATTTTCTTT